AACTGATAATATTTTTAGAGAAGTAGAATCTTCTGGTTTTAGTGATAATTTTGCCATAGAAGCATATGTGAATACTTATGAAGGTTATACAGGTGCTGGTGATATAATGACAAAGTTTGGAATGAGTCTTAAAGATGATTTAGTAGTTACTATTTCCAAAGAAAGATTTGAAGATTTTATTGGTCCATTTTTACAACAAATGCCTGATAGTGAAATAATTGTAGATACTAGACCAAGAGAAGGAGATTTAATATATTTCCCATTAGGCAAAAGAATTTTTGAGGTTAAGTTTGTAGAGCATGAAAAACCTTTTTATCAATTAGGTAAAAATTATGTTTATGAATTACAGTGTGAATTATTCGAACTTGAAGATGAGATGGGTGGATGGGATCAAGTTAGTACTACCAGTGAGGAGATTGATGATACATTAAGTAGTTTTGGTTATATGACCGAACTACAATTAATTTCTGTGGGTTCAACTGCGACATTAGGAGTAACTACTTCCACAGGATATATACGAAATATTATTTTAAATCAAGATGGTTATGATTATACTCAAGTACCTACAGTTGCCATAACCACTGCTCCTGCAGGAGGAACCGATGCAACAGCAGTTGCTATAACCACACATGTGAATAATGTATATTCTGTTAAGGAAATATTGTTAACAAACACTGGTGCTGGATATACTGTTGCTCCGACAGTCACAATAGTTAGTGCTGCAACAACGGCAACTAATGGTATAACTACTTATCATGGTGTTGGTGCTGCTGCAACTGCTACTTTGGTTACTTCTGGTGTTGGTATTGCATCAGTTACTATTGGAGTAGGTAATAGTGGTAGTGGATATCCTACAGCACCTGAATTATACTTTACTACACCAACTTCAGGAGTTGGTACAGCAACTGGTAGAGTATTGATTAGTGCTAATAATATGGTAAATCAAGTATTAATATCTGATGCTGGTATTGGTTATACTGCAGGAACTGGAATAGCAACAGTTGCACCTCCTCCAAGAATAACTGGTATTGGTACTTACTTCTTTAATGATGTTGTAACTGGTTCTATTTCCGGTGCTAAGGGTAGAGTGAAGAGTTGGGATAAGGATGAGAATATTCTTAAACTTGGAACTACAGACGGTACATTTATCGCAGGTGATATTGCTATAGGTTCTACAGGTACTCCACCTCCAGAATATACTGTTGATTTTGTTAAGTCAGCTGAATATGAAGATAAATATGATCAGAGCGATGAAATAGAGGCAGAAGCAGATGCTATTCTGGACTTTAGTGAATCCAATCCATTCGGACAAGTATAATGTTAGGAACTTATTATTATCACGAAATTATTAGAAAAACCATTATTGCTTTTGGTACTGTTTTTAATCAGTTAGATATTAGGCATAGTGATGGAGCAGGTGACACTTATAGTGAATTAAAGGTTCCTTTATCTTATGGACCTGCTCAGAAATTTTTAGCAAGACTGGAACAACAGGCAAATTTAGATAAACCTGTTCAAACAACATTACCCAGAATGTCGTTTGAGATGAATTCAGTTTCTTATGACCCTACAAGAAAAGCAGGTGTAACTCAGACATTTAAGACATCTGATGGAACTAATTTAAAAAAGGTTTATATGCCTGTTCCGTATAATATTGGATTTGAGTTGAGTATCTTCACTAAATTAAATGATGATGCTTTACAGATTGTAGAGCAGATTTTACCTTATTTTCAACCTTCATTTAATTTAACTGTAGATTTGGTTAGTTCTATTGGTGAAAAAAGAGATATTCCATTAATTTTAGATAACATAGCATTTCAAGATGATTATGAAGGAGATTTTTCTACAAGAAGAGCATTAATTTATACTTTAAACTTTACGGCAAAGACTTATCTATTCGGTCCTATTGCTGCTACCACAGATGGACTTATTAAGAAGGTTCAGACTGATATGTATGCAAGTACTAAGACTACAACTGCGAAGAGAGAAATGAGATATACAGTAACTCCTGTTCCTGCTGATGCTGGTCCTGCTGATGACTTTGGATTTAGTGAAGATTGGCAAGATGTTTCTGCTTCATCTGATAATTTCCAATCAGGTAAAAATTATAGTCCAACACAACAAAAGGATATTTAATAATTATGTCTAGTTATGATCCTATTGACGAAGCACTTAATACTAGTAGTATTGAAGTATCCAATACTCCTGAAAATGGGTGTGTAAGAAGAAAGGATGAAATGAGAGATGTTAGTGAAGAAATTCAAAAAGATTATGAATACACTCGTGCCAACTTATATTCACTTATCGAAAAAGGGCAAGAATCTCTTAATGGTATTATGGAACTTGCAGGTGAAAGTGCAAGTCCAAGAGCATATGAAGTTGCAGGACAAATCATTAAATCTGTTGCTGATACTACAGATAAATTAATGGAACTTCAGAAAAAGGTAAAAGAAGTTGATGAAGAAAATTATAAAACAACTAATAATGTAACTAATAATGCAGTCTTTGTTGGTTCTACATCTGAACTATCAAAGATGTTAAAGCAAGGATTTTTGAAGGATAAGGAATAGATTATGTCTGCTAATGATATCTACTTAGGTAATCCCAACCTAAAGAGAGCCAATACTCAGCATGAGTATACTGAAAATCAAGTTATTGAGTTTCTTAAATGTAAAGATGATCCAGTATATTTTGCAAAGAATTATATTCAGATTGTTTCACTGGATCATGGATTAGTTCCTTTTAAGTTATATGATTTCCAAGAGAAATTAATTACAAGATTCCACGAGAATAGATTTAATATTTGTAAAATGCCACGACAGACTGGTAAATCTACCACTTGTGTGGCATACTTATTACATTACGCAGTTTTTAATGATAATGTCAATATTGCGATTCTGGCAAACAAGGCATCCACAGCTAGAGATTTACTTGGCAGATTACAACTTGCATATGAAAATTTACCTACATGGATGCAACAAGGTGTAATATCATGGAATAAAGGTTCATTAGAATTAGAAAATGGATCTAAAATTTCATCAAACTCTACATCCTCATCTGCTGTTCGTGGTGGATCTTACAACGTAATATTCCTTGATGAGTTTGCATTCATCCCAAATCATATTGCTGATGATTTCTTTGCATCTGTTTATCCTACAATTACATCTGGACAATCTACTAAGGTTATTATAGTTTCAACCCCAAGGGGTATGAATCATTTTTATAGGATGTGGCATGATGCTGAAAGAAGTAAAAATGAATATGTTCCTACTGATGTTCATTGGTCAGAAGTTCCTGGTAGAGATGAAGAATGGAAGGAACAAACTATTGCTAATACTTCTGAAGAACAATTTAAGATTGAATTTGAGTGTGAGTTTTTAGGTTCTGTTAATACTCTTATTAATGCATCAAAATTAAGAAATCTTGTATATGAAGAACCAAAGACAAGAAATGCAGGTTTAGATATTTACCAAAATCCAATCAAAGAACATAATTATATTATTACTGTTGATGTTGCCAGAGGACTTGGTAATGATTATTCTGCCTTTATAGTTTTTGATATTACGGAGTTTCCTTATAAGGTTGTTGCTAAGTATAGAAATAATGAAATAAAACCAATGTTATTTCCAAATGTAATTTTGGATGTGGCAAAAGGATATAATGAGGCATTCTTATTAATAGAAGTTAATGATATTGGAGACCAAGTGGCAAGTATTCTCCAGTATGATTTAGAATATGAAAATCTTCTTATGGCTACAATGAGAGGAAGAAATGGTCAAATTGTAGGTCAAGGATTTTCTGGTAAGAAAACTCAATTAGGTGTAAGGACAACATCTGCTGTTAAAAAATTAGGTTGTTCTAACCTTAAGACGATGCTTGAGGATGATAAAATATTATTATGGGATTATGATATCATTTCAGAATTAACCACATTCGCACAAAGAGCAAATTCATTTGAGGCAGAGGAAGGTTGTAATGATGATTTGGCAATGTGTTTGGTAATATTCTCATGGTTATGTGCCCAAGATTACTTTAAAGAAATGACGGACAATGATGTCCGTAAAAGAATATATGAAGAACAGAAAAATCAGATAGAACAAGATATGGCACCCTTTGGATTTGTTCAGACTGGTTTGGAGG